ATAAAACCTGGAAGCCCATCGCTCATTTCGCCACCTCCTCCCATTTGCCCATCACCCGCAGAAACGCCTCTGCGCGTTGGCGTGAGGTGGCGTAAATGACGTTGAATGGGCTTTGCCAAGCACCAAGGTTTCTAGGGTAAAACACCTCACGCTGGTCGTCCGTCAGCGTCTTCTCCGCTTCGTGCATGGCGTTCAAATCGGTGCAGTAGTCCGCGGACCACCCGCATAGCTGCGAGATGGCGGCGTTGATTTGGTCGTCGCTCACGGTTGCACCTCCTTTTCGTTGGTCTCACCGAGATGGTCTGGCGTCGGCGGAATCTCCATCCAGTGTGTTGCCTTCCACATATCGCAGTCAGCCAGTCGCGTCCTGATGGACAGACCAAGCTCGCCGGTGACCAGCACCTGCTTGCCGACTTCCGGCAGGCGGTCTTTTACTAAAATCCACTCGCTCATAGCCTCTCCTCCTTCTCACGCTCACACTCAACGCACACCCACCTGCCGCACGGGCCAATGCCATCATGGTCGTCCACCCAATCCATGAGCGCACCGCACTCGCACTCCTTCTCGGCCGGCTCTGGCGCATCTTGCAACCAGCCATCGTACCAACTTGGGAGCCCGCTCATTTGGACTCCTTTCTGAGGCGCATGATTTCGGCCTCGATACGCTTGAATGTCGCCTCGAACGCACGCCGGTTTGGGTGCGACTGAAGCAGTGTCTCCGTCAAAGCCAGAAGCTCAACGGTTTCGTGTGTTATGTTGTTCATTTTGTTTTGGTTGTGATGCGAGCAATCTCTCGGCGAAGATACCAAGCGGCCTTCTCCAAGTCTTCCCGCTGCGTTTCGTACTTGAGACCTGCTCGCCACACATACTTGATGACGTTTCCCAAGTTGAAATTGAAGTGCTCGGCGACCTGGATGCACTCGGTGCCAGACGGGTGCTGATTGTAATGGTCTGGATGATCCACGGTGTTTGTCGCTTGTGTTGTCGATGAGCTCGGGGAGTATGACCTCCCACCACAGTTTGCTGTACATACTTTGTCTTTCGGTTGGTTTTCCATAGTCCTTTAGCCAAGAATCGCTTTTTTTATGCGTGCCTCGTTGAACTTCCACGTGAGCACGCAGCTTGCGCGGTAGCGCGACATCCCAAACATCGGAACATCAGCCATATGCTTCAGTTGTGAGTCCGTTGGTGGCAGCTTAATCCAACTGCGTGTCTTTCGGGAGTTCGTTCTATCCCCATTGCTGCGAAGGAAATCGTCAGCCTGAGCAAGCGCAAGTTCCTTGGAGTTGGTGCGCGTGATGATGGTGACCGCGCCTCCGGTGACGCCGCCAATGGCGTTGTACACCTCACCAAGCCTGATGACCGCGCCCCACGCAGTGAGCGCGTTCGCCATACGCACGGCGTCCCCGTACATCGACTCCCACCGGAAGGGCGACATCTCGATGATTTGCATCTCCGACATCTCGAAGGACTCGATGGTCTCGATGCCGTTGACGCGAACCGGAAACACGTAGCCGCACACGGGGCAGCTGCTGACCGCAGCCGGCACCTGAATGCCGCATTCGGGGCACTTCTTCATCGGCGCTTCACCGGTCTCGCTCTGGCGAACGAACAGGCGGTCTCCCGCGTCGATGTCACCGTGCGTGAGCAGTGAGGCGCCAAAGTCCAAGATGATGCAATCGCTCTTAATCACCCCAGGGTATCGCTTGGCGTCGATGCACGGTCTCAGCCCTCGCCCGATCATCTGAATCATGGTCGACTTCTGACTGCACGGACGCACCAACACAACGCACCCCACACGCTGGCAGTCCCAGCCCTCCGTCAGCTTCATCACGTTGAGCAGCACCTTGATTTTGCCTTGGTCGAAGCGCCTCAGAACCGTTGCGTTGTCGTCGTCGGACATCTCGGAGTGTACCGCCTCCGCCGAGATGCCTTCTTCGCGGAACGCCTCAGCCAAGTGCTGGGCGTGTTGGATGGTCGAGCAGAACACCACGGTCGAGCGGTCGGACGCCTTCTCGCGCCAATGCCGCAGAATCTCCGAGTGAACCGCTCGCTTGTCCATGATGGCTTCCACCTCGCCCATGTCGAACTCTGCACCGGTCTTCTGCACGCTCTGGAGTTGGTCATTGAGGCCGATGTCCATGCGGAACGCACGCGGCGGCACGAGGTTCCCAGTAGCGATGAGTTCGCCCACGGTGATTTTGTCGGCGACGTTGTTGAAAACCGCGGTGAGAGCCTGCTTGTCTCCGCGCTCTGGGGTTGCCGTAAGCCCCAACACGACGCCCTTCGGGGAGCGTTCGCGGAAAGTATCCACAATCCGCATATAGGTGTCGGCCGCCACGTGGTGACATTCGTCGATGAACAGTCCGGTCATCCCGCTCGGCATGGTTGCCAAGTTGGATGGCCTGCACAGCGTCTGCACCATTGCGAAGGTCGCGCCATCCGACCAAGCCTTGCGCTCGGCAGTGTACACGTCGGTCTTCTCCGTCGGGCAGTACCGCTTGAAGGTGTCCTTGTTTTGCTTCACCAGTTCGTCGCGGTGTTGAATGACGAGAACCGGCCCGCGTTTCACGAACGGCGCAAGGATTGCGCTGCCCATGACTGTTTTGCCTGCGCCAGTTGGCGCAATGCCTAGAGTGTTACCGCACTCGTTCAGTGCGGCGATGCAAGCGTCAACAAACTGCGCTTGCCGTGGACGTAAAATCATAAGTGCCTTTGTTTCACTGCGCCAAAATGAAAGCGCTGTTGCAGGGTCTCCCTGCACACCATACGGCTTGGATTTGCCGTAAGGTTTACCTCAAAAAAGGGGGACGAGACAACCATTATTGCCCCGCCCCCCTACATCCCCAAACAAACTCCTGTGCTACTTCAACCAAGCAGGTTTCTTGCGAGCTGTCGCAGCTGCTGGAGCCGCTGCTTTCGCAGCTGGCACCGGTGCTGGTGCTGGTGCGCTGCCTTCGGTTGCCTGCGCCCACAGCTTGTGCCCGTTGCTGGCTGGATTCGGTGAGCCCCAGTCCGCAATGCTGTTGCGGTCTGCGCGTCCGTCCTTGCCCTTGTCGATGCCGACCTTGATGACGACTTCAGCGCCGTTGAGCGCCTCGATGATTTGGTTGAAATCACCGCTGTTGAACTGCTCGTACGAGGCAGGGTCTTCGTAGTTGAAGACGCCCTTGCTCTCAAGGATGCGAGTGATGGCACCGATGCCCATCTGACGCCACACCTCGCTGTTGTTCTCATCGAAGGGATTGCAAACCATCCCGAACACGCGCCGGTTGTTGTACTGACCCCCTTGGATGGCGAGCTCGATGGATAGGTAGTCACCACCGGTTGACTGACTGCTCTTGCGCTCCTTCACCACAAGGATGGCCTTGGCGACCGTTCCTTTTGGGATGAGTTCCATCTCTGTTGACCCGACGTTTGTTGACTGTGAATTGAACATGATTGTATTTTTATTTGTATTATTTTTTTTGCTTATTTAATATTCGCGACCGTACCCGTCCCCGTACCCGTCCCCGTACCCGGACCCGTCCCCGTACCCGTACCCGTCCCCGTACCCGTACCCGTACCCGGACCCGTCCCCGTGTCCGTCTAAAATTAAAACCCTTTGCATGGTATCAAGTGGATAAGACTTTTTAATGGGGCCAACACGATTCCACACTCGTCCAACTTGGTCTCTTTCAATGGGCCATTACGAAGTTCACCAAGCCCTTTGGTAGTTCCCCAAATGCGAATGTTTCTTGCGTTTTCAATGTTCACCCAACCATCTCGGATGGTTACGTTCCCAACGTAAACAAACCCTTTGTCGAGCACTACAATCTGCTGTTCGGGAACGATTTGTTCAGCTTGTTTTTCTTGTTTTTCTTGTCCAAGTGCCACTTTTAGCAGCATTTCAATTAGTTCTTTGTTCATTTTATTTTTAGTTTACTTAGTGGTGTCGATACGTTTGCCTGCGCGGATCTTGGCGAGCACCTTACCAAGGTCAGCGGGTTCCTGGAGCTCAAGCGTGCCTGAGCGGTCTTTTGCGGGGTAGCCCCACGGGTTTTGCTGGTGACAGACAAAAGCGCGGTACTGCGACTTGTCCTCAGCCTCAAAGTTCTGAAGCGTCAGAACGAGGTCAAAGATACCGGGCAACTCGCGACCCGTTTTCGAGCCTTCGATTTGAACGTCCCAGTACTTGCGTTTGAGCTCATCCTCCTGCTGCTCCAGAATGCCAACGAGCACCACGTTCTTGTGGCAGTGCTGAAGCTGGGTCACCCAACGGATCATCTCGCGTCCAAGAAGCCCGTAGGCTCCGCGGATGTCGGGTTTACCGGTCTTCTCGCTGAAGGCGTCTGGCTGCGTCTGGCACCACGCAAAGCACATCCGGCTTGCGACGGTGATGGAGTCCACGAACAGCGTCTCGTACTGTTTGTGATTGTCCGGTGAGCCGAAGGCTTCGCACACCTGCTTGTAGGCAGCTGCACTGTAGCTGCCGTTGGCATCAGCTGGATCAGGCCCGCCAAGCCAGAGAGCGATAGCTTTTGCTAGCTCCCACGGGTGCGCCGCCATGTCGTTTGAGGTCGCCCGGATGTCCAGCACATCCCCCTTCCAGTCTTTGCCAAGCGCCAGCGTGCCGGCTTCAAGGTCAACGAACAGGGTGGTCTTGGCGTCCAGCGTGCGGGCTTGGTAGGTTTTGCCGACACCGGCAGGGCCGAATACAACCGCCTTCACGCAGTCCGACGTGCGCTTGAGACGCTCGTCCGCTTTGATGATTTTGAGCGCCATGTTACGCGAAGCGGATTTTGGGCTCGCTGTACTTGGTTGTGCGGGCGTCGAGAACACGCTTAAGGACGCTCTCGTCCCCAATCTTCTCAATCATCCGCGCCGGCACACTCATCTTGGTGGCGATGAGCTGGCGTGCGTCATCGAGCGGAAGCGCCTCCCAGAGGGATTGCAGCTTGCCCTGATCCCAGAGGTAAGTTGCCTTAACCTCGTAGGTGAGCTTGACGTCGTCAACCGTTGTCGTCAGTTCCCCGTGTCCCTTGCCGGACTCGGCCAGCTTGTTCTGGAGGTCAGCGCCGACCATGTTGAGTGCAGCCTGCTCCAGTGCGGTTATCTCGTCCTCAAGAGAGGCGATTTTGGTGTTCCGCTTCGATATCTCGAAGCGTATTTGTTTCAGTGTCATTTTGTTGTAGTTCAGTTTTCAGTCTTGGGCACATATCTTCCAGACGGAGACTCCAGCCTTCCTTATGCGCGATGGAGACCAACGCGCAAAACTTATCCAGCGGGATTTTCCCCTTCTCGATCCACTTGGCCAGCGTTCTCGGCTGAACAAGCACACCGTGGAAGAGCAACTTCTTCCAGAGGTTTTTGACGCCTCCGAAGCTGTTGACCACGCGCCGACCGTTTATGGTGTAACTCATGGCGCCGATGACTGTGCGCGAAAATCGTTCGCGCTGCAATAGGTTTTTTCATTTCGTCGTAAGGCGCTCTGCCGTAACGTCCAACGCCCATGGAACCCGTCTCATCCAGCGAACTTGTTGCACGATTCACCGGTATTCACAACGCTCCCGCGGGGCTTGTGACGCTTGCTCCGAAGGTTTACTCCGAGTCAGGCCCGATTGCGACCATGGGAAGCGCCATGCCGCCGGACACCATTATCCCCAAGGGCGCAGGGATTTACGACGAGAATGGGATGCTTCCAACCATCAAAGGCAAAGGCCTTGAGTTCATCGCTTACGCTTAGGCTCAAGTGCCTTCTCAAACAACTCGGCTTCTGCATCGCGCCGACGTTGTAAACTGTTGGTATCAGGCCACAAGCGACGCATGGAACGAATAAGGTCGGGAACGTCGCGGTTCCGTCCTTGGCGGAGCGCGGTTTGAATCTCCAGCATTTCCGCTCGGCGTTGGCCGGCCAGGTCGGTTCCGCGGTTGAAGATCAGTGAAATCAGGGCGTCGCGTGCTTCTGGGGGAAGCATGATTGCTTGGGGGTAGGTACGGAGGGTTGCCATGTAAAAACGGGGGAGCGTGATCCGCTGAAAAGCGTCGAGGGCTTTTTCCCAAGGGATTTCGATGTCGCGGAGGTCGGGGTTGGCGCGGAGAAAATCGCGAGCGGCGGTGGCTTTGATACCAAGTGCGGCGCGGAGCTGGGCGGCGTTGTCGTCGGCGAGCACGTTTTTCCACGCCTCGTCAAACTGCGCGGGCGAGTTGTATCCGCAGTCCCAGCCGATTCCAATCGTGACGCCGGATTGGACGCCGGGCCAAGTGGGGCGCGAGAGAAACTTGCGGTAATAGGCTTCGCCCCCTCCGACTTCGTAGTCGAGGAGAAGCTGGAGGCCTTTTGGCGAGAGGGTCATTTGTGCCGGTCTCCAACGCGTTCTGCCAGCTCCGAAACCTTTTCCCACAGCTTCGAGCGGTCAATCTCGCAGTCCTTTATCTTGCTTGCCAGCCACCAGATAGCGATACCCATGGCCGCAGCAAGCGGCCCCTGTGAAATGATTGCATCGACCATCTTGTCCATTATGACTTTTCCTTTCTGAATATGTTGATGGCTGAGTACACACTCACACCGGCGGTGAGAATAGCGTCTGCTTGGTCGGGCGCAATACGAACTCCAAAGACCGTGAGCAGGCTGATAATGCCGCGCCATGTGGACGGCTCCATTAAACGAGCGAGGATGTATTTCATGGGTGTGTGTGTTTTGCAATGAGTGCCACGGCGACAACCGCAGCGGTTGGGTAAACGAAGTCAGTGATGCCCTTGAGCGTCCATGCACGGGGCTGTAAACCGCCCCAGAAGGGCATATTTGCACGCCGCCCACCGTAGTTGTGCTCGATGTTGCGGTACTCGGCCTGCGCGTATTCGCGGCCCACGAAGTACGCTGACCCCGCAGCCGCGCCTGTCCACCAGTTGCCCGTCACCATGGCGATGACGGACTGGATGGCGAGCGCGATGAGCGGGTGGGCTAGGTGGTGCATGGGTTAGCTTCTCAGATTACATTACCTTCTTCAGAACCGTTGGAAGAACAGAGTAAGTGATTTGAGCCGTATCATTTGGAGCGAGATAAAGAGTCGCCCCAGTCGTGTTCTGAATGGTCTGTCCTGACTGCTTAATGTCGCTCACGGTTCCGCCAAGAATATACAAGGTCGTCTGGGTGTGACCATTGGTGAATGTCCAAGGACTAGCTCCTACAGTTTGCCCTGCAATGGCTTGGAAGTTGTAACCGGTGTTTGCTGCTACAAGGCAACTTGTTGTTCCACTCGCATTGTCAATCAAGCCACCAGTCGTATTGCCCGTGACGTCGTTCCCTGTGACTTGAAACGTATCACAAGTTCCATCGAGTTTGATTCCGTAGTTGTTTGGTCCTCTGGCAGCAATGTTTCCTGCACGGTGACCAGTGACTACAAAGTCAGAACAGTTGTTGAACCGAAGCCCTGCATCAGCGTTGCTGCTTGAGTGCCCACCGGTGACAGTGACGTTTTTGCACGCCGTGCCATTTACGAGCAGACCCGAGTCGCCGTTATCGACGAACTGACAGTTCCCAAAGTCAAGACCATCGACTGTACCGCCTCCAGAAGCCTCAACAAAGCACCCGAACTTGGCTTGAGATAGACCGAACCAGCAGTTCACGAACTGCGTGTCGTAGACGCCTCCAGAGGGCGTAATCACCGCTGACGAAACGGCGGTTCCACTAGCGTTGTTTTTGGCTGAATCGAATGCGCAGTTACTCGCCATGAATGCGTAGCAGTTCAGGCTTGCGGCTGTTGAGATACTCAAGGCAACGCCATGAAGCGTGATGTTCACTGAGTCCATGAACAACGTGTCACCGTTGTTAACCTTCACGCCGAAGTCAGGCCAAGGGCCAGCATTTGAACCTGAAGCTATCACGTCAGTGATGACAAGGTTCGAGAAGTTGTCGGCATTTATCGCCCCTCCTCCTGCGACCGTAGCAGGTGATGTGAAGCGCAGTGATTCAAGTTGTGCGCCAACTGGCAACTTTGAGCCAACAACAGAACCCACGTTGATGCCGATGTAATATCCAGAGAGTTCGCAGTCTAAAACAACCGATCCATTTTCAAGGATGTTGACGTGCGCTCCTGATGTTCTGGAAACTGACGAGGCAATCTTTAAGGATTCAATCCCAGAGGATACACCAAGCGAAACGACGTTGCCGGTTGCGCTGGATGTCAGCAAGACGGAACCATAAGGGTTTTGTCCTACAAGACGAACTCCGTCAGGGATGCTTATGGAGGTAATCTTGTAAGTACCGCTTGTGAGTTGAACATTCCCGCCAAATGAAACCGAGTTTAATGCCGCCTGAATGGCTGCGGTGTCGTCTGTAGTACCGTCTCCAACGGCACCGAACTGCTTTACAGTGACAACCAACGGTATGTTTTCAAACTGCTGAATCGTCCCAGCGTTTAGCTTGTCT